TTCCAGTTTGCGTCGAGGTAGTCCTCAGTGCAAGCAACATCGAGTGAGGTCTGAATGTTCTGCGCGGGAACGAAGTCGATGGCCATGAACTTGCGGATCGTTGCTTCGATCTTGTTCTCAAGGCTGTCAATCAACTCGTTCTGCTGCTCAATCTCGGTGTCCGCTTGGTCTGTCGCGCCGTCGACCTGAGTCGCAGCCAACGCAGCCTTAACCGCTTCCAAGCGCTCAAGATTGTCGCGTAAGTCGTTGAGGTTGTTCTTCATCTCCGGATTTTCCGGAGCGTCGCAGATAAGCACCGCCTTGAACCAACCGGACCCCACCGACAGCCCCGAGCGCACTTGGCGCCGGGCAACTTTCTTCAACGCGCCCTTCTTCCACAGGCGCGAGATCACAAGTTCCATGGTCTTGGCGAAAGCGTCCAGATCCTTGGAGCCGCGGTTGTCGACTTGCGGCGCCTTCTTCACTGTCACATCCGGGTTCCGGGCGTACAGGAAGCTGACCAAAATATCAATGAAACTGCCAATCAGGTTGGTGTTGACGGCCCATGTCGGGTCATTCGTACCTGCGGCATAGCGCCGATCGATCGCGTACTGCGTTCGGATCGGCTTATCGAACTCGCGGGATTGGTTGTACTCAGTGAACAGTTTCTTGACGACCTTCTGTTCAGACTCAAGCTTCGCGCGCTCTACCTCGTCCATATCCGCGAATTGAGCTTCCTCAACCGCTTGGCTAATCGGGTCGAGTGACGCCGGGTCAGCGGCTTCCGGTGGGAGTACGGTAAAGGCCATTAGAGTTTAACCGACCGGCCCGAAGACCGAGTTACTTCGTAGATGAACGCACTTTGCTCACCGGCAAGCTTACGCGCCGCGGCGAGGTCCGTGGTGAAATCGTGCGTAATGCCGTCGGCACTGCGCACATGATAAGCAACCGTCCAGTTCTTTGGCATCATCTGAAGCGTACTTTCTGCTCGGGTTGCTCTTCGTATTCGAGCCACTTGACGGAGAATGGGACCAACTCAGGCTTTCGCTGCTCCGATTCTAACGTACCTGTCATCATCGCGTCAAGTAATCGCGCCAAAAGACCGGCGCAGTCCGCGGCGTCGTCGTACTTGCCGGCGGGGAAGTTACAAAGCTGATCGATCAACCGGTCCGCCCATGGCCGGTTCACCGGCAGGTACACCCGCCGCTGGCACACCCACGACTGTAGCGTCGAGAGTTTGACCGCCTTGCTCTTGATCGAGGGCAAAGGGGTCAGGATAGTGTACACGGCCTTGGGCTTGCACTCGCGCATCGCGCGCCTGATCGCGGGACCCACTGCGTGGTCGATCGGGCCGCTCTCATGCGCCCAGCGCACGGGCCTATGGCGCTGGATCATGGCGATCATGGCGTTGATCCACACGTCCGTCGTCTTCTGCCCGTACCACCAGTCCGTTATGTACAGGTCGTTATTCTGATCGAGCCCGCCTATGCCATGCTCAGTGAAGTCCCCCTTGTTCTCCTTGGTAGCCACGTCCGATCCCCCGTGCTTCTGCATGCGCGCGATCGGCGGGCCGCCGGGCTCCCCTGGCGGCTTATCCGGGTCGTAGCGCATGAAGTCCTCTCGCTTGAACTCCAGACCGTCACCGAGCGTTGGACGCTGCTGGAACAACGCACCCCAAGTACGTTGGCCTTGCGGGTTGTTCTCGCGCAGTTGCCAGTGCTCAGTGGGAAACCACTCAGGCCATAGGTACTCCCCGACTTCACGCCCCAGTGGGTCGTCCTTGTGCTCTGCCCGCGCCGGGATGTTGAGTACTGTCCAAGTCTGCCCATCGCGGCATAGAATCTCACCCGATTGCCCGGCGTAGTCCTCGGGCAAGATACCCCCGGCCAGATCGTCCTGGTGCCATCGGGTCTGAATGAGAATGATCCATCCGTTCGGTAGTAGACGGCTGTCCACTGAGTCCTGGTACTCGTCCTTCGTCTTCTCGCGAATGGTTTCGGAGTCCGCTTGCTCGCGCCCAGCCACAGGGTCGTCGATCAAAATCCCATTGGCGCGGTTACCGGTGATGCCCGCGAGAATACCTGCGGCCATGAACTCCGACCCGTTCGATAGCGACCAGTTGCCTACTGCCTTTTGGTCAGTCGATAGGATTGGGCGTCCAGGCCAAACGCTCGTCTGCCGTTGCTGCCGGCAGAGGGAACGGCATTTGCGCGAGTGCTTCTCGGCGATCTGCGAGGCATAACTCGCAAGAATAATCCGGTAGCCGTCCCACTTGCTCATGCACCAGGCCGGCGTGACTACAGAGGCGTAAGAGCTTTTGGCTGAACCCGGTGGGGCGAAAATCATCAATCGGCCATTGGGCGTGGTTACACATTTTTGAATCGCCTCCAGAATAACGATGTGGTGCTTGGCCATCGAAGTCTCGATGGGTTTGAATATCTCCCCATCCGGGTCTGCGTTGGCCGGAGCCCCTGGGATATCGATCGAGCGGGCGTACTCCACCAGTGAGTCGCGAGCGCGTTGCCGTCGCAGGACTTCCGATGCCGCTTGCTGCGGGGTTATCTGTTCAGACATGGACGTGTTTCCATGCCGCCCCATTTGCGATTTGCCGAACGGTCCATACCGATACCCTGAATATGGTGGCCAGGTGTTTTTGCGATGCCCCTGCGGCTAGGGACCGTTTTATCTCGCCTACCTCCCCCTCCGTCAACTTGGCCGTGCCGACTCGGCTACCCTTCACCGCGGTACCGTGGCCTTCCGCATCCTGCATGTTGTCGGTTTGTGTACCCCAGCACAAGTTGCTCAGGGTGTTCTTTAGCCTGTCCCCATCTAGGTGGCGCGTTAGCTGACCCTTCTCCGGCACCCCCTTAAACGCTAACAGTACCAGTCGGTGTACGAATTGGGTACTGCGCGCGTCCCTGGACCCAACCCCGACCTTTAGGTATCCCTTCTTGCTTTTTGACGGGGATAAGATCGCTACGTGGCGTATCCTCCCTTGGTTGGAGGCTTCATACCCTTCGTAACCGGGGATGGGTTTCCAAATTTCTGAAAAAATATGCACCGGGCACTTTGAAAATAGGGGTGGGGGTGCGAATTATATTCGGGTACCCCTCCCTTGTCAACTAACTTAGCGGGTCGATCTCTGTGAATTCTGCTTCTACCCAATCTGCATTACGCATAGGGCTTAGGGCGTTGGGGTCAGCGCCCGCTTGTATGGTACCCTCAACTTCATCCCCTACGTTGGGTCCCTCGTTCGGGGGTGTACCCCCCGTCCTCTTAGCAATTTGCAAGAGCGCTTCGTCGGACATAGCAGACATAACGGCGGCAAGCTTCGCCTTGCTCGGTACCGAGATGACCGCTTGCACAGCCTTGCCGTGACCCCGGTCGAGTATCGTTTCGGCTGCGCGTATGCGCTCGCCTGGTTTAATGCCTGGCACGTCACCGCGCACGGCCTGAACCAATAGGCCCATTGCTTCGGCCGTATGGACGCGGGCAAGGGAATCGGCCGTAGCCGGTAATAGTTGCGTATTGCTCATGGGTGGATTATAGCAAAAGTCAAGCCAAAAAGGCCCTTGTAACACATCTTAACAAATCTTTGCATAGTTATTTAACAATAACACTTTGCGCACCCAAGTGTCAAAAATATCGTAACTGCGTAACATGAGGAAAATCAATGACTTACGTTTTATGAACGTAGCTGAGTTACGTTCTGAGGTTACGGAGTTACGTGCTTGATTTATAAGGCATTTTGCTTAGGGATTTTGGGAGTGCAACACTTGTAACATGGAAAAGTGCCAAACTTTTGGGCCAGAATTAGGGCTCTGGCTAAAATGCCCTAAGGCCCTATGCCCTGTGCCCTGTGCCCTATGCTCTGCGCCCTATATACCAGGTCGATGCCCGGCCCCGGCCCTATTTGCATTTTACATATTATACATTTACTATATTACTTCTAGGAGGAAAAGAGTAGTTACAGAGTTACAGAAATTTAATTTTTCCTTTAGATTCAATGACTTAAGTACCGTAACACAATTTTGTAACCGTTACGTTAAGATACGTTAAGAAGCATTGCGCGTTACAAAGACTCAACCCAAACGAAAAGAAGTGCAAAGTAGCGTTACAGGCCTTGCGCTTTCGGTATGATGAATGAACGCGCAATACGCGCCCTGGTATTAGATAACACGAGGCAAGAGACCATGAACATGACCAAACAACGATTGTTCGACATATCCTTAAACCATATCCGGGCGCAAGGCGCCCCGGCCACAGAGCTATTAGAAGGCGGCCCGGTTTGCCGGTATCACGCCCCCGATGGTAAGCAATGCGCCGCTGCGCCCTTTATTACGCAATACGATATCGGGATGGAGGGTGACACCTTCGCGGGATTGTGCG